CTCCTCATCCTTTACAGGATTATAGTGCCACCCCGGTAACTGATCTAGATCCTTGTCAACGTGGACGATCCAGTAGTTACCTTCAGTGGACGCTATGCCTACAGAGTCATCAGCTTCCTCGTTCTCAGACATCTTAGCACCAAGCTTCATCAGATGTTTGCGAAGAGCCTGATAGTGTTTAGGCTTGGGAGCATCCTTACGATTACCCTTGTAAGGAACAGTGGTAGCTACCTCGAATCTAAAGTTAGTTTTACCTGTAATCCATGCTCTGTAGTCATCACACTTCAAGCGCATATAGATTATGTCGGTAAACCACTCTGTGAGTCGGTTTAGTGCCCACCGTTCCTCTTCTTCCTCATTGGAGAAGCCAACTTTATAAACTAAAAAGTCAGCATCTACAATAGCCTCAGTAGGCTTTTTAGAGAACGTCATCAGCAGTCTCTGCTTCCTCATCAGCACCTTCAGGAGAGTACACCTTGAGTTCAGTCACAATCAACTTCTTAATTGATGGTGCTGCACCAAACTTAGCTGACATCTTGTGACGGTATGAAGAGATAACTGCGTGACACTTAGTACCATTACCCATCTTAGCAATGTCTACAGGATTACCTTCTTCGTCCACAGGTGTGAACAGGTAAGTAGACTTGGCAACAATGAAGTTACCCATGCTCTCTTTGTTCTTGATGTTGATGCCCAGCTCTTTAAGCTTCTCACAGGCTGCATCACTCAAGTTACCAATGGTACATTCGTACTTCTTGTTGTCTTCGTTAAACTTTGTATTAAAGTTATTCATCCAGTTGCTCCAGAAGATTTCTCCAGCAACTTTAACGGGCTTTAATGTATCAATACTCATTTCATTTTCCTTTAGGTTAGTTTACTCGTCTGCTGCAGTTTCAGCGGGATACTGCTGTGTTTGAACTTGCTCTACTAATTTCTGATGCAATGGGAATGCACCTGATTCAGTAGGTAGTTGTCCAATTACTCGAACAATGAAGGCAGCTTCATTAGGTTCTACGCTAAGATATAACATTACTTTCCTCTCTTTAATGTAGCTCTTGTGACGGGTGAGCTGTATTACCCGATGCCAGATCTTCTAAGTACACAAGTGCAGATAGTAGCACAGTGTATACCTCTTCAAGATCTAGATCCTCTCCTATCTTAACCTTGAAAGTTTCACCTTCAACGTTAAACAGTATTTGATTCTTCTCAATGTGTTTCACGCCAGTTTGCACCAATTTTATATTCTCCGTCTAGTGGACAACGAAGCTTGAAATGCAACCCAGCTTCAACAATACTTTGCTTTGCAGCCTCACCTACTATTGTAGCATACATCTTAGGAACTTCAAGTTGAAATTCATCATGGACATTAGCTACCAACTTGACAGGCCACTTGTTAGCCTTAGTCTTATCGTGAAATAATACCAAAGCTTTCTTCATCACAATCGCCCCAGCCCCTTGAAGGAGCGAATTGAGAGCTGCGTGTTCGGAGCGAACCCATATCTTACGACCATCAAGCCCCGGTACAAAGCCCTTACCCGCATATCTACTAACCGTATTTCTAAGACGTTGTAGGGAAGGTGTGTTTTTAAGGAAGGAATCGATAAGTTTCTGTCCCGCTTTAGCATTACCACCGACAATGGAACCAATCTTAGCTGGCCCTGCACCGTATAGGAATGCGTAAATAAAGGTCTTTGCTTGATCCCTCGTTTCAAGGCCTGCAGCTTTCTGGTTCTGCGTGTGAACATCCGTCCCATCTTTAGAGGAGCCTTCAGTGACTGTCTTAACATAGTTATCATCTTTCATATAATGTGCAAGCATACGCAGCTCAAGGCCACTAGCGTCACAACCAACCAATACGTTACCGCTTTCCACAGTCCAACACTCTCTACATTCCGGCCCATAAATACTCCCAGCATTAGGAATCTGCGCCATGTTAGGACTACTGTGTGTCATCCTACCAGTTACAGCTCCATTCGTGATAACCTTACCATGCACTCTACCGTCCTTACCTACAGCTTCTAACCAGCTTTCAATCTGAGCTACACGTTTCTGTAGCATCAGGTAAGTGGCAATCAACTGAGCTTCAGGTAGAGGAACCTTAGCAAGTACAGACTCATCGACAATAGCCTGACCTTTCTCAGTGAACACCTTAGGCTTCCATCCTAGTTCCATCAGTTTCTCTCCGATCTGCTTTCTACTTCCCGGATTGAAAGTATCAACGCAGTCTTTGATGGGCTTTCCACTTGTTTTATGGAACCTTGGTGTGACCGTTGGAGGCCATCTCTCTTGCATCTGCTCATAGATTCCTGCCATCTTTCCCTTGATGTCAGCAAGTAAGCAAGTTGCATAGACTTGATCGAGTTTGAATCCATGTCGTGTTTGTTCCTCAATGATAGCTGCTACTTTATGCTCAAGAGTAAGGCTTTCTTGTGAAAAGTCTTTCTTAGTGAGTTCATCAGTAAGATGCTTATAAAGATTAGCAGTGACCTCAACGTCCCTAATGCAATAATACTCCAGAAGAGCCATGTGAGGAATGTTGAAGCACTCACCTTTGTATTCCTCTCGTCGTTCCATTAACCATGTCCATACCTTTGCGTAGTCAATCTTATTCTTCCCTAGTCTCGTTCCCCAAGCGTCTAAGCTGTGACCGTTCTCTACTGAGGGATCTAGCAGTCTTGAGGCTATCAGTGTATCGTACACTTGGTTCAAGCGAATCTTCGTACCCCAGAGCCGATTCAATGTCGGGAAATCGAAGCCTATTCCGTTCTGTGCGATTATCAATGTAACGTCCTTTAAATACGCCACGAGGCTGTCTGCTGCTTTCCATACGTTCACTTCTCCGCTGTCAATGTCCTTAGTTACTACCATCCAAATCGTGTTGTGATCTAAGGTTGTCTCTATGTCCAATACGATACGCTTCATATTCTGCTTTCAAGTCTTCATAATGGTGAATGAGTAACTGATACTTGTCCTGCATTTCATAGTACTTAGTCTCCAAGTCAAGCATTCTACCAGCTATTGTGTCTAGGTCAATCATTCTTTCCTCTGTATGTTAGTTCAGGGCAATGATACACCGTGTTCCTGAAGTCAGTCCTATAACGTGACAACGTGACTACATTATTGACATTCATCGACACGACACTCTTCTTACGTTCTTTTGTAGCTGCTTTGTAAGCATTAACTTTATCACGATTACGTTTGACCCACTCACGCTGCTTGAGCCTGATACGTTCCTTACGTTTCTCATGCACTGCCCATACGTCTTTAATGGTTCCTTTGGTCATGTTGCTTGTCCCCTTGCTCGGATGGCTTCCTCTGCCAGACCAGTATCCATGTCACCTGACAAATACATTTCTTTACATAAATCTGCACACGCCTCACGCTCTATGCGAATGGCAGCTTTAATAGCATCAGCTTCCCAGTTGTAAGGCTGACCCTTCATTGAGTTTTCACGTTCAATAAGAGCAAACCCATCATCATTATCATCCATAGGTATCATTTTGCAGCCTCCATGTACAGCCCCACGTTACCTAGTGCATAACCAATGAAGGCTATACCTAAGCCAGTATTACCTTTATAAAGTAAGTCCACAGCTACAATAGCGTAGACCACTCCAATGATTGCAATCAGAATACTACTCATCTTCAGTTTCCTCAGGTTGAATCTCTTGTCCTAATCGTTGTACTTCAGCTAGGGCATCTTCACGCCTATCACGTTCTTTGTCACCCTTGTCCCTACCAAATATCATGTCCCATCGAGCATCATACTGCTCCTGAGCTACACTGAAAGGATTAGCCCTCTTTTCAGTCATGTTATCAATCTCTCGCTGTACATCTGAGTCTCTCATAAGACCTCCTCTTGCATCTCCACCATGCGTCCAGTATCCATGTCATACTTCAACACACAAGCTGGGCCTGTATAACCATTGTAACGATTCTTAGCCACTGCAATCTTAGTCATGTGACGTTCATTATCATCTGCTGCCATGCTGTTACGCTCCAATGTAATCACAGCATCACTCAGTTGAGCAATAGCACCTGAGCCTCTGAGCTGCGACAGTGATACGCTACCACCATCCTCATGACCTTGGTTGCCTTGGGGTCTACGAAGGTGACTGACACAGATCAATGTAATCTCTAACTCCTGCACCAGTGTACGAAGCTTCGTCATCATGTTATCAATAGCCTTACGCTCATCTCCATTGTCTTGACCAGATATAACAATACTGATGTGGTCAAGAAAGATAACCCTGCA